CAAGGAAATGATCCAACACAATCTGGACATCAATTAACTTCTTATGCTGAAAGTCCAGAACTTAAGCTTCGACAGACTGAAGCTCAAATGGTAATGCAACAAGCTGAGACTGAAAAGAAAATAGAAGAGTTAACAGCCAATATACAGAAATTAGGATCAGGATCGTTGTTTGAAAATAATGATTTTGATGTATTAGCACATACTCTAACAGAACTAAAAGATAGTGAAGAAGAGTTACTAGTAGAATTATATCCAAAAATAAAAGCATTAGGCAATACACCTGAAGAATTAGCAGCAACACTAAAAGCAAACCAAAAAGATTCTGAAACTATGGCTCATGCATTGCTTACAGAGCTTGGTGTAAAAAGCGATGTAATGGAAGGTGTAATTCAAGGAGTTGAGGAAAGAATTGGTGCTGGTAGAGAATCTAACGAAGACAGAAATATATTTGGAAAAACTTGGGATAAACTATTTGGCGATGAAGGCTCAATTCCAAAAATGCAAACTGAATCAATCAATGCTATGAACATGGCTTCAACAAACTTGGGCACATTTAGTAATGAGATAAAAACATCAACAACTACTGCTGCCACTGCTATGAATATAGCTTCAACAAACTTGGGCACATTTAGTAATGAGATAAAGACGTCAACAACTACTGCTGCCACTGCTATGAATACAGCCTCAGCAAGTATGAATGCTTTGACTAGCAATATTCAAACTACAACTATAAATCGCCCAGTACCAACACTTCCTGAGATACAAGCCTCACAAAAGGAAAATGTAGAAGCAGCATTTAACAAAACGTATGATGCGTTTCAAAATGAGAACACACAAGATGAGACTACTCAAAAAGCAAATAATGATATGACCCAAGCTATAAATACACTAACAGAAAAAGTCGATGCTTCTAATAAACTATTACAAGAACAAACAAGTATATTAAAATTCAGTGCTGGTGAGGCATATCAACAAACAAATATAGCAAGAACGGCTACTAGACATAGAGGTAGTTTAGAGGTTATCGGCTAACAAAGGAATATAAATGTCGTGGAAAAAGTATTTTACACAAGCTAATACATCTGTACAAGGAGGAGGCGTAGGAGCAAGCCCAATAGACGGGTCAATGTCCTCAACACGTCCTGGTCCAGCAAAAACAAATTATTCATCGTTTTTGCCAGATGTATATACAGGAGCACCAAATCGTATTGATAGATACCAACAATATGATACCATGGATTTGGATTCAGAAGTAAATGCTGCTCTAGACATTTTAGCAGAATTTTGTACTCAAAAAAATCCTATCAATGACACTAACTTTGAATTTAAGTTTTATAAAAATGCTACAAATTCAGAGATACAAATTTTAGGGCAATATCTAAAAACATGGTGCAAACTAAACGATTTTGAAAATCGTATGTTTAGGATTTTTAGAAATACATTCAAATATGGTGACTCTTTCTTTATGCGGGATCCAGAAGAGAAAAAGTTGTTCTATGTAGATCCGTCCAATGTTGTTCGGATTATAGTCAATGAATCTGAAGGAAAAATACCACAGCAGTACATAGTAAAAGACGTTAATTTCAATTTCAAAAATCTAGTAGCTACTGCACCAATACAAACGGCAAAAGGGCCGGGTGCATCGAATCCGATTAACGCCACAACTAAGACTGGCGGTACACCAGCACAGACACAAGGATCACCATACACAACAGCACAAGAAGAAACTCCAGTGTCTAGTAACCATATGGTTCACGTTTCGCTGTCTGAAGGGCTTGACGCAAACTATCCGTTTGGTTCCTCACTGTTAGAGCCAATCTTCAAAGTTTATAAGCAAAAAGAATTACTTGAGGATGCGATCCTCATTTATAGAGTTCAACGAGCGCCGGAGCGTAGGGTGTTTTACGTTGATGTCGGTAACATGCCATCCCACTTAGCAATGCAATTTGTAGAACGTGTAAAGACAGAAATACACCAAAGACGCATTCCATCCAAGTCAGGCGGCAGTACAAATGTTATTGACAGTAGCTATAATCCGTTGTCAATCAACGAGGATTACTTCTTCCCTCAAACTGCTGAGGGAAGAGGATCTAAAGTAGAAACACTACCAGGCGGAACTAACCTAGGCGAGATTGATGACTTACGATACTTTACAAATAAACTTGTAAGAGGTTTGCGTATTCCATCATCATATTTGCCTACTGGAGCAGAAGATGCTACAGCAAACTACAACGATGGGCGTGTAGGTACAGCATTTATTCAAGAGCTACGATTCAATAACTATTGCGAAAGACTACAAAATTTAATGGTAGTACAATTCGATCAAGAGTTCAAACGCTACCTACTAGAAAAAGGTGTTAACATTGACACATCAATGTTTGATATAAAGTTTATGCCACCAAAGAACTTTGCCGCTTATCGTCAATCAGAATTGGACAATCAACGCATTTCTTCTTTCTCAGCCGTACAGCAAATACCATTTATTGCTAATAGGTTTGCGCTAAAGAGATTCCTCGGACTATCTGAGGAGGACATGGCTGAAAATGAACGGCTATGGCGTGAGGAGAACGACGAAGAATTGGATAAGAAGACTGGAGATGCAGCAGGCGAGATGAGGGGGGCTGGAATATCCGGCGCCGGTATTTCCTCTGATGTAGCTGGAGCAGAAGACACGGCTGATTTAGATAATATGGAAGATGGAGGAGATGCTGGAGCTGTGGATAGCGCCGCTGGCGATGACGCAATGGGTGGCGGAGGAGATCCAGGAGCAGCAGCAGAGATGGGTATGGGCCCACCGCCAGCATAAATACATATATGATACTAAAAGAAATTTTTTACTACGAAAAAGAATCAGATATGAATTTTCACGACGACGATCAGTACGAGCCGGAGTATGATGATTCTATCGTAGATTTAGACGACACAAGAAAAACAAGACTCACATTGAAGCAAATCAATCGTGCTCGCAAAGCTGCGGAATTACACGATAGAGAGAAAGCAAATGAGATTGAATTTGTACGACAGATGTATGGCATGGCTGCAATCGCTGCCGCTCAAGGTGAAGGCGGAATGTAATGCGCCATGAAAGTAGATAAAAGTCTCTACACAAAACAACAATGGCAAGTTATACGCAACGAACGCAGAGCTAAAAAACTCAAAACAAAAATTGACACCAACCCAGCCTTTGTATTAGGCAACGGCACTTCACGCAAACCAATCAATTTAGAAACACTACAGAAAAAAGGAATGACATACGGATGTAACGCTCTGTATAGAGAATATTCTCCTGACTATTTGATATGTGTTGATCCTAGAATGGTTCATGAAGTAAATCGTGCTGGATATCAAAATAGTCATACAGTTTGGACCAACTACAATATATCTTATAAAAATTACAAAAACTTTAACTATTTTGATCCTATGAAAGGCTGGAGTTCAGGACCATCTGCTTTGTGGTTAGCTTCTACGCAAGGGCACAGCACAATTTATATATTAGGATTTGACTACAAAGGATTGAACGGGCAAGACATTGTAAATAACATTTACGCTGACACACCTAACTATAAATGCTCGCATGAGGCAGCAACTTTTTACGGAAATTGGCTGAGACAAACACAATCTGTTATCAGAGAATTTAAAAATACTCAATATTTTCGAGTTATAGCAAAGGATAACTTCCAACCAAAAGAGCTAAATACTTTTACAAATTTCCACACTATACTGATTGAAGATTTTCAATCAGCATTCCAAATAATATGAGTTACGCCAAAACGGCGATTTTATGCGTGTATCTATACTGTTTTCTCCGAATGATGTAAATAAAACTATATGTTATGACAGCCTTATCATATAGTTTATAGGAGAAATAAATGGCACAACAGCAAAGACGACGGCAACGTACCAACGAAGCCCTCAAGAGAGTACCAGGAAGCAAAGGCGGACCGGTAACTTCTAACAGAACTGGCGAAGATCCATATGGAGAAAGAAAAGTAGCTACAAAGAAACCTAGTAAAACTAGAGCTCATGGAGCAGATCCACACGCAGAGGAAAAAGTATCTACAAAAGAAGCTGCAGATCCATATGCAGAAAGAAAAGTAGCTACAAAGAAACCTAGTAAAACTAGAGCTCATGGAGCAGATCCACACGCAGAAAGAAAAGTAGCTACAAAGAAACCTAGTAAAACTAGAGCTCATGGAGCAGATCCACACGCAGAGGAAAAAGTATCTACAAAAGAATCTGCAGATAAATTCCAAAGAATGCTTGAGTACCTTGTAAATGAGGATCGCGCAAAAGCAGAAGATTTATTCCACGAAATTGTAGTAGCTAAGTCACGCTCAATTTACGAGAATCTTCTCGAAGACGAAGAAGTTGACGAGGATGATGAAGAAGTTGACGAAGATGACGAGATTGACGAAGACGACGAGGACCTCGACGAGGACGACGAGCTTGACGAATGGGACGAGCTTGACGAATACGAAACAACCCCATACCAAGATGCCAATGACAACGATCAAGATTATCAGTCTGGACACGAAGGTTCAACACCAGGTGGCGTAGATTATAGCTGGACTGGCGGACAAGGTACAAATGAAGTCCAATTTGGAGATCATGGTACATCAGTTAGCATTCCAACAGAAGACGGTGAGTTTGGCGAGGCAACAGCGGACAATCCAGAAGTTGCTGCAATCTTCTCACAACACCTTGCTGGTGTAGGCGCTGATGATGACGCAATTGAAGCTATTGAAGCAGCAATTGATGAAGTAGATCAAAGTGTTGATTTAGCATCTGATAATGAAGGCATGTATGACGAAGCCGACGACGATTTGGAAATGGGCGGAGATCCAGAAGGTGATTTGTCTATGGACATGGGCGACGACGACATGGATGACATGGATGCTGGTGACGAAGGCGGCGAAGTGACACAAGATCAGATTGCTGACTTGGAAGCAGAACTTGCAGACTTGAAAGCTGAATTTGAAGAACTAATGGCAGACGGCGAAGGCGGCGACGATGACATGGATGACATGGGCGACGACGATATGGGAGACGACGACATGGAAGAGCCTGTAGGCGACATGGACGACGAGGAGATGCCTGAAGAAAATTTTCAATATGAGCAGGTGAGCAATGAGCCAAAGTCGGCTGCTCAGCAAATGCGCGAATACGTGAATAAAATTGGCGGAGAACATTATCATCAGTATACTGGCAAGCTAGGTGACGACGGTGCTTATACCAAATCCCCAGTAGCTGGTAAAAACGACATGGGCGGGACAACTGCTAACATCCTAAATGCTGGAACTTCAAAAGAAACCAACACAATTGGAAAAGGCGGACAAGTTCAAGGTAATGGACATTTGTCACAATCCCCAAAGGATATGAATACTGGTAATGTAAATGTTCCAGGAGCTAGTGCAGCCAAGAGCTTCTATAAGAACAATCCAAAAGGACACGGAGCAGAGAAGAAAGGTTCTATGTCAAGTGAAGATGGTGGAGTGAATAAGCAAAGCCCACTCAATGGCGCACCAAAAAGAGCCAAATAAGGAATAGGACTAAAGGATGAATTTACTACGTGAACACCTAACTTTCGATCAGGCAAGAGTTGTCGTTGAGGGTGCCAATGAGGGCAAAGACTTGTATATGAAGGGAATTTGTATACAAGGCGGAGTCCGTAACGCTAATCAGCGAGTGTATCCTGTAAACGAAATTGGTAGGGCTGTTAAAACCCTTAGCGAACAGATTGCAGGAGGTTACAGTGTTCTCGGTGAAGTTGATCATCCGGATGGCCTTACAGTCAATTTGGACCGTGTATCCCACATGATTACAGAGGTGTGGATGGATGGTCCAAATGGCTACGGCAAACTAAAAATTCTACCTACCCCAATGGGAGGATTAGTTCGAACAATGTTAGAAAATGGTGTAAAGCTAGGCGTAAGCTCAAGAGGCTCAGGAAACGTATCAGAAGACGGCAGTGGTAATGTAAGTGATTTTGAAATTATCACAGTTGATGTCGTAGCTCAACCTTCCGCACCTGGAGCATACCCAACACCAATATACGAACATTTGATGAATAATAAAGGCGGTTACAAGGCACTAGAAATAGCAAAAGATAAAAAGGCACAAAAACACTTAAAAGAATCGCTGGTTAATATAATCAGCAGACTCCAATAACAGGAGATACAAGAATGTTGGAAGCTCTAAAAACACTATTAGAAAACGATGTAGTTTCTGAAAGTGTCAAGCAAGAAATTGAAGAGGCATGGAACGCAAAGGTTAAAGAAAACCGACAGGAAGTAACCGCTATGCTTCGAGAAGAATTTGCCCAAAAGTACGAGCATGATAAAACTGTGATGGTAGAAGCTATTGACAACATGGTTAATGAGCGACTAGAAGAAGAAATGGCAGAGCTAGCAGAAGATAGGCGACAACTTATTGATGCTAAAGCAAAGTATGTCAAAGGACTTCACTCACAAGGCACTGTACTTAAATCCTTTGTAAATGAGATGTTGAAGCAGGAAGTTACTGAACTACACTCAGATCAAAGGGAAATGGCAAAAAAGTTCCGTATGCTGGAAGAATTTGTTGTTGACTCACTAGCAAAAGAAATTACAGAGTTCCAAGTTGATAAGAAAGACTTGGCGGAG